GCGTCAAACACTAGCTCGGCGGCGTTGGGTTTGGGTGCCCACTTGAACTGCGTAATCTTGTGCATCGTCATGTCGCGCCACGCCGACAAGTACTTCGGGATGCCGCTCGGGTTTACTAGCTTAGCCAGACCATAAGCGTCCACAGGGGACTGCGACGCAGGCGTACCCGTCATCATCCACAGGTAGGTCTCCGGCTTAATGATCGAGGCGAGCGCCTTCCAACGGTTGGTCGTGGCGTTTTTGTAGCAGTTCGCCTCGTCAACAATAATCAGATCGAAGCGCCCATCACTAATGATCTCTTGGGATACCAGCGCTAGCCCATCGTAATTGGTGATGACGAACGTGTAGTCCTGCTGAATCATTTCGATCCGACGTGAAGACTGTGTGTGATGCGCAACAACAGCGCTCCTGTGCATGATGGCGTTGTTCAAGTCCTGCATCCACGCCGACTGCATGATCGAGAGCGGGCACAACACCAGAACCCGACGCACATAACCCTTCTCGATCAGGTAGTCCGCAGCCCACAGCGCCGACATTGTCTTGCCTGTGCCGGGATCATTGAAACAAAACGCCCGCCTGTGCATTGTCAGAAAAGCGGCAGTATCTATTTGATGCTGCATGGGCCTGTAGCGTCCCGGCCAACTGTACCGCTTGGTGATTGGCGAGGGCACATTCTTCACGCCAAGGTTGTGTAGAACCCTCGCTTCATCTAACCCCCAGTAGACGGCCACCTCATGTATGCCGTCATCATCTGCTTCCAAGACCTTATGCTTGGGGATGATCGAGTACTTGTCTGGGTTGCGCGTCCTGAAAAGAAGCGCTTTGTTTTCAATGATCTGCATGTTAGCGAGTAAAGCCTATGTATTTGATGCGATCTAGCAGGGTAGGGCGCAGGCGCTTACCCCAAACCAGCGAATCTTGCAGGCGCTCCATGTCCCACGAAATCCACTTGGGTTGCTGTTTACGATAGTACCCCGTACACATCTGGGACTTGTCCCAGTCTTTGACAAATTGTCCGTTGGCCAGCATTTAGCGTCTCCTGTCAGTTAAAAACAACAATGGCGTAGGCACACAGGCAGGCTACGTATAGCACCGCAAGAAAGGCCAGCCAGTTTAAGAGCAGATCGATTCGCATTCTTGGTGCCTCGGTAAGTTGCGTAAATGGTAGGCGTAGTCAGGCTCGTTCTTGAGCGCGGCGTTTCTTAATCTTTCTTCATTAGTTTGGGGTCTTTTTCTAGGTCTTGGGGCTTCGCCTGACAGGCTATACGCCATATACATCTTTGCTTTAGTCCCGTCCATAACAATTTCTCTGCGCAACAGCACGCCGTCAAAATAAAACTTTCGCAATGCGTTTTTAATTGCACCCAAAGTCATGTCGGGTATAAAGATTTTTGCTGCCGGCAACTCGCCGTGTTCTTTTAAGTAGTCAAGTATTGGGTGTGTCATTTGGGTATTCCTCTTGATGGATGCTGTCGTAAAGTTTTTGTAAATCGTGTATCCAGTCTTGCAGCACATCTAGTTGCAGTATCCGATACGCACCATCAAATTCTGGTTTGGTAGACACCACACCCTCTTCTTTTAGCGTATCCCATTTCAAGTTAATCATTGTGTATTTCATATTAAAGCCTCTGGTACGTTGGACAAGTCCAACTTTGGTTTGCGCTGGCGTTTGATTTTCTGCACGATGTGGGCATATGGCGGCATATGCCAGACCCACCGGATCACGTTGCCTTCGTCGTCAAGGATTCCGTACTTAGTCATCTCTCCATGTCCCGTCTTTAAAAATGAACCGCGTGTACAGCAGGTTGCCTTCTTTGTCGTAGTTAGCCACCATGCACGGCGGTTCGTTATATGCCGGTGCGCGAGACTGAAGGCCGATACCGCTTTGCTTATTGTGCGGGAAATAGTACAAACTAGCGTGTGCCCCCTTTGAATCAGGAGGGGTTGTGAAGTCATATAGTTCACGCTTCATGTGTTCTTCTCCTTTAATTTGTTCTCAATCTGGTCAAACAGTTTGCGGGTGTAGCCTTTGATTGGCGTATCCCCCCACGGTCCTATGATTTCTTTAATCTCATCATCCGTCAGACCGACCCACTCCTGTGAATACTTGATTGCTTCTTCAATAATTGCAACTTCTTCTGCAATAGTGTCAGCAAGGTAAATAAATTTTGAATTTCCGCTTGCGTCTTTGCGTTCAATCAAAGAAACAAGGAGCTTGTGGGCATTAATCATGTGTTCTTCTCCTTGAGTTTGGTTTCCGCAAAGCGAACCCCGCCATGAAATGCCGCGTAGTTATCTGACTGCTCTGCGGCGTTGTCAATCTCCTCATCCGTCAGCCCAACCCACTGGCGCTCATGCGCGGCGACAAGGGTGGCAAAGCGTTCAAGATATGGATCAAACCAATTTAAGTCCCACGATCCGGGAATTTCCGCCTCCCGCGCCATGCGGATGATGTCTTCTCTATTCATGCTATTTTGTCCTTGAACCCACTTGGGGCTAGTCGTTTAGTACAGCTTTCACATTTCCATCTGAAGCCTTTACCGTTCGATAAAGGGACTTTGTGTACTGCCGGATTTACTCGGCACTGTTGGCAGTTTTGGGTCATTCTTTTGTTTTCGGCGGGATGACGTAGTTTGGTTTGCCGCCGGAAAAAGTTTTAACTGGCCGATTCATTTGTCCAGCTAAGTAAGCCGCTTTGTATGCGCCATCACTTGTGTTAGCGCGCATGAGTTGTTCTTTAAGATATTTAATCTCAACCTGAGATTGTTCGTTTGCTGTTTTCCATGCAGCCTCCCATGCCTCGTACATGCGTGCCTCTAGCGGGTTGTAGCTGCCCGCCGGGGTGTTTTTACCGTGAACGATTGACCACCATTCACGCCAAGCTTCAGTCATTTTGTTCTTCATTTGTACCTTCCGAGTATTTAATCCAAACATCTTTGGGCATTTCGATTGTCATTACGCGATAGCCACAAGGGCATACACGCCTGCGTTCCACCCAGTGAAAATCTTTTACAGTGTCTTTCCACTGCCGAGTATCTTTAGTCCTCATCGGCGTTAAACATTCAGGACACTTCATAGGTACACGTGCGAGATCCAGTCAGTCTCGGGGTTCTGCGCATACATCATTTCATGCCGCACCTTGGCGCCCATCAGTTGTAGTTCTTGCAAGGTCTTGGTCTTTACACCGCCATAGGTCACCCACTCTTTAGGGTTCTTCACGTGCGGCACATACATCGCAATCCCGTGCATAAAACAAGGTTGCAATGTCACCTCGATCTCTGGTGTAGATTTTGCTTTAGCTTTCATATAGTTCTCAGTGTTTAGGGTTAAATTCACAAGACGTAACAACACACCACGGGCAGAGCGGTGTCTGCCGTGGATTCCAAACATCGTTCTCAAACGCAGCCTCGAGGCGCGCAACCCGCTCGCGGTACGCCCACCATTCCTTCTCTGACTGATCTCGGTCCATCGACATCGTGACCATATCGTTCTTGACTACAAACAGCAGCGCCGACTTTACTTGGCGGATATGCGGGAAGTGGATGAACACCATGAGCGACATCAGCTTTAGCTGATCAGTGTCCGGGTAGCGGTTGTTTCCGGTTTTGTAGTCAGCTACCCACGCAGTCAGGTCGTCATCGTCCACGATCAGCAAATCAGCGATCCCGCGTGCCCACATGTTGTCCGCAGCCCATGCGCAGGGTTTGAGGTCGCTAGTGACTGCCATCTGGTACTCGGTCAGCTTGCGCCCGGGCTTGGTCATCAACGCATCGAGCACAGGCTGAACAAACTCAAACTGCGCGGGCAACGGTGTGCCGTGCGCTACATAATGCTCAGCCGCAGTGTGTAGTTCCTTGCCGTAGAGGGTGGCCTGCGTGTCCGTGAACGGGTAGTTCTTGAGTACTTTGACCTCATGGTAGCGGCGCGCGCAGCCCTCAAAATCCTTGAGGCTGGAGTGGCTCCATGTAACTTTCTTCTCGATCATTGCTTGGCATCCCCATAACGCAAACTCGTACCGCCATCAGCAGCCAGAGGTATCCCCGGCATGTAGGACGGCTCCATTGTCATCTGCTCAATCACCCAGTCGAGTGCCTCTTGGGCTTCATCCTCGGGCGCTAGCGCGATCAATTCATCATGCACAGTACCCACCACAGGGTAGCGTCTAGATACGCGCAGCATGCCGTCTGTCATCACGATCCGCGCAAGTGCTTGGGTGATGTTGTTGGTGATCTTGCCGGCGTAAAGTTTCGTTGCATCCTTGCCGTACACCCAGTTGCCGTCTTCATCCTTGCGCAGGTTGGGATAGCGGATCTTCATGCCGTTGGGTAGCTCGATCTCGCCCTTGCGGAAAGTCAAGCATTTATATGTGCGCTCTTCACCTTCCACTAGGCAGTCCACCATCAGCTTCGTACACAGCGCCCACAGACTAACCACTGAATGGGCCGTATGTCTGTAGATGTCGATGATCTGCTTGGCGGCAACCGCATGAATAGCTAACTCTTCAAGCGTGCAGGTGTGTGGAATGTTCAGCAGGCGGGCCTCGGTCTCGCGCCACTCGAAGAATTTTCTAGCCAGTGCCTTGTTGACCCCTAGCTGCTTGGCAAAATTTGCTTGATACCGGATCGGCGGTGCCCCAAGGAACCCCACCATTAGCTGCGACGCGAACGATGCCCAACCCAGCCCGTACCCACACCCAAGCAGCGCGGACTTGGCCGACTGACGCAGGTCAGGGTGGGACTCTTTAGTCATGCCCGGGATGTTGAACATCTGCGCACCAAACGCTGCGTATGGGTCTGCGCCTGAACGAAAGATGTCCAGCATGTCTTCATAGTCCGAGAGCCATGCGAGCACGCGCGGCTCGATCTGGGACAGGTCACCCACAACTATCGTGTGGCCCATCGGCGCTAGTATCGCCTTGCGTAGGAAACTCCCGCGCTTTAGGTTCTGCATGTTGATCGCGCTGCCCTTGGATGCCGTCCAGCGCCCCGTAGTGGCCCCGTAATAGCTCAGCGGTACAGGCAGAGGCCCACGCTTACTGATGTCTAGGAACCGCTGCGCACGGGTGCGCTCGGTCGTGCTCTTTACTTTCAGCCTAGCCTCGCAGAGCAGCGCGGCTGCTTCGTTCTCGCCGTTCATGATCGCTTGGAACATGGCGTCGTTCTTGGCCAGCGCTAGCGTCTCTTCACCCGTGGTCTTGCTGATTTTTCTAGGCGCGGGTACCCCAACAGCCTCGAGTAGCTGGGCAAACTTTGGGTTAGATGCTAGGTCTGCGTCTGTGATGCCGAGGTTTGTGAGTAATGCTTCGCGCTGTGCGCGCTCCTCATCGATAGCCTTGGTCAGCATCGTGCCGTCGAGAATTAAGCGCGGTTGTGTGTACATCTTCAGCGTCAGATCAATCAGGCGTAGTTCTTTAGCTGGGTACCCGGCAGATAGCCGGTGAAATATTTCTTCGCACAGCATCACATCATGCGCACAGTACTCGGCTAGCTCTGCCTCGATCTCAGGCGTTAGTTCTTCGAGTCCGTCGGTGTTGTGTACCGCGTTACCCTTGGGCGGCAGATCGAATTCTTGAGCTAGCAGTGCTAGTGAGTTTCCTGCTTCCGTGCCGCGCAATGCGCGGGCCATGCTGAGCGTATCCAGAATAAATACCGGATGACAGTCGTACTTCCACTCAAGTATTGATACGTCGAACTGGGCGTTGTGCGCAAGGATTGCTGTCTGGGTCCAGTCGTACTGTGTGAGCGCGTCATGCAGATCTTCGCCGTTGTACCAGCGTGGGGGTTCATCCGATCCGTACTCATGCAGGCAAGCACCAAATGCTTTGAACCTTGGGTCGCGGATGTACTCCTCGGTGGTCATTTTGGATAGCGTGTAGTCCGCCTTGGACCAGCGCGTCTCGAAGTCAATCGTGACTATTTGTTTGAAGGGTTTGGCGTTACTCAATTGTATTGCTCTCTTGGTGGGGCGTCTGCCGTAGCTCTAGCAAGCGCTTCTTGGATAAACACATTGGCGCTGTGTACTAGATTGCATACCATGTCTGGCCCCGCGTTGAAGGTCAGGATCGTCAGTTGCTGTTCGTCTTCGTGCATGTAAAGAAACAGCCCGTGCCCCTTGGCGTCTTCCTCTACGCATTTCGCGATGCGATCACTCAGCTCCGAAAGCTGACTAAATTTGCGGTGCTTTACTTTTTCGTCGTCCATTCCAATAGCTCCTGTAGTACGTGTAGGTTGTCTTCGTTGATCACGAGCGCATAGCCGCCCGCGTCAAATATCCGGTCGATGTGCGCCTGTTGCAGCGCTGTTGGTTTGTTCGTTCCTGCCTTGGCCTCGATGCCGATGAAGCGACCGTTGCAGCACACCAAGAAGTCCGGCACCCCTGAGTTCCCATACCCGGTCCCGATGGGCATTGCGTAGTAAGCACTGAACTCATCGAGGATGGCGCGGATCTTTTTCTTGACCAGCACTTCTGGTTTTATTCCCATATGGGTATAGCCCCTATCTCGTTTGACCGTAGTACAGCAACGACAGTTCTTCAGTCACGAACTCAACAGCCCACGAATCCGGGTCCGGGTTGTCCAACAGCTTCGCCACGTATGCACGTATGGCCGGCAAGTCTGCGTAGTTACTGAACGCCTGTTGCGCATGTGCGTGCGTTACAAAGTTCTCTACTAGGCTGTCTGGCGTGTCTTCTAGGTCGTCCATCCAATAGCTGGGTGGCATGCGGTTGTCGTAGGCGTCTTGGATTCTGTTTAGGGTTGCTTGAGTTTGGCGCATGGTGTTTGGCGTTGGTTGTTAGGTGAGGGGGGTATGTATATTCCGCGCCCCCTCTGTTCGCGGTGTAGGAGTGTGGGTAAGGTCCGAAATTCCATATAGCCGGCAACCCTACCCACGACGGGACACACTAGATATACAAGCCACGTATGAGCACCGTCCGATATGCACGCCGGCTTAATTCTGTTCAGGTTTCTGGTTCTCTGAGAGATCCTCTAAGCGGTCGATCTCTCTTTGCAAGTAGTACCGGGCTTTGCGTAGGTCTTCCAGTGGCTTGCCTTTGTGATCGGCGCGGGCGATGTATTTACCCACCTGCCACAGCAGTGGGTTCTTGGGGAACCAGTCTTGCAGTACTTCAATGACTTCGTAGTAGCCGAACGTGTAGTGCGCTGGTTTGTTGACTGGGTCGTTCATCTGTGGCTTTGGTTGCATGATGGTTGTCTTGAGGCTCTCACCTGTGTGTGCGTAGATCATGGGCGTGCCCTGTTTGGTTGATTGAGACTCTAGGTTAGTTTGACTTTTTTGGTCTGTCAAGCGTTTTACAAAAATATCGGCGATCTTGGTGGTTTTGTGATGGACGGCACGATGTTGGCCCACAGTTTCGCTACGTCTGAGCGCTCGGGTTCGGGCCACTGGAGCGGATTCTCGCCGGGTGCTAGCGTCTCTTTGAGGAACTCACGGGTCTTTAGTCGGCCAATCACGCCGTGTAGCATCGAGATAGCAGCGTCGCAGAATACAATCGTGTTGGGGTCTCCGATCTTCTTGGCGTAGCGCTTCTGTCGAGTGATTAAGTCCATCTCGTGTCTAACATGAGACACCCAAGTGTCCCACTCACTCTTACGTGGGCGCTCCCACCTCTGCTTCGAGGCTTCGCTGCACGCTTTGGACTTGCGTTTGACTTTGGCTTCTTGCACA